ATGCCAATAACTAACGCGTCCCCAGAAAATATATTAAGATATTTGCATGCGGCCGGTACCGGTACGAAAGAAGCAATGAAAAGTGCAACTTCACCACGCGGTATACTGGAATGGTTTGTCAATTTTTTTACCTGTGGTGGAGTAAGAAGAAGCAATGAAAGATGCTTTCGGGAGGTAATTGGAAAACTGACCACATCATTATTATATGTAAATAAAAATGCTTTCTTCGATGGTAATAAAATATTTCTGGAGGATGTCAACGGGTGTACTATATGTCTGTCATGTGGAGCAGCATCCGAAAATACGGATCCCATGGTCATTATTGAAGTGAACAAAAATGGAAAAACTGTAACGGATAAAGTTGATAGTGAGAGATTTTGGAATGTATGTCGAATGTTAAAACTGATGAGTAAACATAATATACAACAGCCTGATTCACTTATAACCGAGGATGGTTTTCTGAACCTGCGCGGAGTAAACCTGGCTCATAAAGATTTCCAGGGGGAAGATTTGTCAAAAATAGATGCTTCTAATGCAGATTTCCGTGAAACAACTCTTTCTAATGTAAATTTAGTCGGTGCAAATTTGTGTTGTGCAAATCTACACGCTGTAAATCTAATGGGTTCAAACATGACTAAAGCAAACCTGACTCACGCAGACCTGACTTGCGCTAACATGTCCGGTGTAAACTTAACCGCTGCAATTCTATTCGGCTCAGACTTAACTGACACCAAACTAAATGGTGCGAAATTAGATAAGATAGCTCTAACTTTAGCGAAAGCATTAACAGGAGCCGATCTGACAGGTAGTCAACATACCCCTACTCCACTCCCGGATTACAATGATAGAACTCTTTTCCCCCATCCGATATTTTAGTCGAGATAAAGGGATTTTATAAACAAGAAGTATTCAAACAGAGGCCCCCTTGTTTTATTAAATAAACCCCGCCCCTAAGTTTCATTATAAATAACATTTTCAGCGTATTACTTGTTGGCTTTGTCTGAATCATAGCGTTATCTGTATGTGGCACATTAACTAAAAACACTATTATTGTTTAATTTAAATAATTCATAATTGTAGTCAGGAAATAAGAAGTTATGCTTCCGGTCACCTACAGATTAATACCTCAAAGCGGAGTATCCACATATGGATTAAATACCGCAGATACACCTGTTTTCCCCGATATTCCCGAACATGCACCAAACCCCTCACGGCTACGCCTTGCTCATGACAGCCTTGCCATAAACAGTGAATTCCGTCTGGAGCCAGAGTGTGTGGTGGAGTACCTTATCTCAGGCGCGGGTGGAATAGACCCTGATACAGAAATTGATGACGACACTTATGACGAATGCTACGATGAACTATCCTCCGTACTTCAAAATGCGTATACCCAAAGCGAAACATTCCGCAGACTGATGAATTACGCATATGAAAAAGAACTACATGATGTGGAGCAGCGCTGGCTACTGGGGGCAGGCGAAGCCTTTGAAACTACCGTGACTCAGGAACACTTCAAACTTTCAGAAGGCAGGAAAGTTATTTGTCTCAATCTGGACGATTCTGATGATTCATATACCGAACATTATGAAAGTAACGAAGGAAGACAACTTTTTGACACAAAACGTTCATTTATTCATGAAGTTGTACATGCACTGACCCATCTTCAGGATAAAGAAGAAAATCATCCAAGAGGCCCTGTTGTCGAATATACCAACATTATTCTGAAAGAGATGGGGCATCCTTCACCTCCCAGAATGGTCTACATCTTCAATAAATAGACACATCAGGAAACGAAAAGAAACTAAAAACCCACGTAGTCCGTTTTTTCGGGAAATGTTCTAGCAGTATTTTCTAACTATATTCTAAGCGCCCAAAAAACAAAGGGGTTACCTTTCGGTAACCCCTTGTTTAATCTGGCGGAAGCGCAGAGATTCGAACTCTGGAACCCTTTCGGGTCGCCGGTTTTCAAGACCGGAAAAATATTAATATAAATCAAGCAATTATGTTTATTCTAAAGAATACTATGAAAAATCACCATCCATGAAAAACAACATGTTAGCTTAGCTTTGATCACGAAATTCCCCGAATTTATGCGCTCACCTTGACTAAAATCTGAAATTCACAGATATTATACTGTATAAAAAAACAGTACGGAAATATCACATGAGAACCACTGAATCTAACGTAAGCAGCTTACCCGAACTCACCAGTTTCGAAGTAGGCTATTCCCTTCGAACTAATGAAGTTTACCTGTCCGCTTCATTCACAGATAACATGGCCTGTATACCAAACTGGCCGTTGCAAGAGTTTCCTGACCAGTTTATGTGTATCTCTCGTACTCGGGCGGTTGCACTCATAGAAGAGCTTCAAAAGGCTATTGACTACATGAACGCGGGGATAGAACGTCGCTCAAATAATCTTCTCCAGTAGCCAATAAGTTTTTGAGCACGATGTGATTTTTATCTTCTTTTTGGTGTTGACCAATAGCACCAATGGGGCTACAGTTAGATTCATGAGGTAGCGGAAAGGCCGCAGCCCGAATCCCGAAAGGAAGAACAATGAGCACTAACGAAATGACCCAGGCCGAATTAGCAAAAATCAACGCTGAAATCGCTAAGCTGATTGCTGAGACATCGAAACTCAACAGGGAGTCAGCCTGGTATCCAATCGTCGTTGCTACTGGTCTTATTGGTGCCGTAGCAACTATTACAACGGTACTGCTCAAACTGATTTAACAATTAAGCCCCGGCAGGGGCTTTTTTTACAGGTGATACATGCGACTGATCAAAGACTACACGCCGCCTACTCCGGAAGATCTGAACCAGCTAAAAGAGACACTGGGTTATACCGGCGCACAGATGGCAGACCTTGCTGGCGTGGCAAGTAACAGCCAGTGGCGTAAATACACCGGTGGTGAGTCCCCCCGAGCAATGTCGCCTCACATCCTGTTTTTTATGGCTGCTCAACTAACTTTGAGCGAAGATGATATAAATAAAATCATAGATAAAATGATTGAAATTGGTGCTGAACTCAAAGATCAGTAACGATAAATCTAAACTTCAAAGAGATATTTATGTTTAATTACACACTTGCGTTAATATTCGTTATTTTTGGTAGAAATGATAAACTTTTATATTATTGGAAACATGAAATAATAAGAAGGGATAAATTTTCGATTAAAAGACTTTTACGTGAGAAGAGTAACAACAGAGGTAGAAATTTTTTATTCTGGTGGAGACTTGCTAACGAAATGTATATTAACGGTGGGAAGCCGTTTAAAAAAGCCGCAAAAAAAATCAACATACGACTTCTAGAGAAATTTGGATGTGAAATTAGCCTAGGGGTACAAATAGGAAAGGGAATAAAAATCCCACATCATACAGGTATTGTAATCCATCACTCAGTAAAAATTGGGGACAACTTTGTTATTCGTCAAAACACGACAATAGGTAAGAAAGACGGCGATCCTAAATCTGCAATATTAATTATCGGTGATAATGTCGACATAGGTGCGAATACATGTATTGTAGGTCTCACTCATAAAATTGGAAACAATGTAAAAATTGGAGGAATGTCTTTTATAAATAATGACATTCCGGACAACTGCACTTATGTTACAAAAAAAGAAGCAAGAATTATAAATAATACAAAACAGTAATATCAATATAAAACTGATAGGATCACAAAGCCCTCAACTTTCAAAAAGCCCGTTATAATCTATATGTTGGGCTTTTCTTAGGATATTAAATATATCATCTGCGCAAACATAATATTTTCATCTTGTGAGAAAAAGTGCGAATAGTTTTTTCCCCTTTGCACCTGAATAAGTCAAACCACCTGTTTTTACCCAGGTAGTTTAGCTTTATCATGTCAGGTCTGTAATAATAACACATCAGAAATATCCCCTGATCATCATCCACAATATTCTCTCTCAACACCTTCTTTTGGCAATGCCATACCAGTCGGTAAAATTCTTGCCACTTTTCCAGCGTTCCGACCAGAACGCCACCGATGATATACACATGGTTACCTGACATACAGTTGAATACTGACTCCAGTGTTTCAAGTTTAAGCCCCCTTCTGATCGTAAAAAGATGCATCTTTTCCTTATTGAAGGGCCAGGACCACTTTTTTATTCCATTCGTGGTATCAGAATCTCTACAATATCCAAAATCAATCCAGGCAGCCATATCGTCTTTGATCAACTCCTGACGGATAGCCTGATTCACAAAGTACGTTTTCAGATTACAGAGTAAAACGTAATCAGCCGACAGATACTCTGGATTCCCCTGCTGCTCTACGGGCGTTCTGCGCTTAAACGCTACATCTGACTGTATAGCAGCGATCCGACACCTGATATGATGAAATTTTTTATTGAAATCTAATGTAACAATTGTTGTTGGTTTTCCTCTCCGGATTTCCTCAATTCTGGACTTGAGGTCAGGTGAAGTAAAAATAACCATATCATTTTCAAGTTGAGCAAGATTGGAAAACCAGGTCATATATTCATCAGTAGTTCGCTCAATGCGTGGAGCAAACCCATTTTGCGATGTCCATTGACTTCTGCCTATATCAAAATAAGCAGTAACAAGTGTAATTGAAGTGGTCATATCTCTTTAAAAAAGCCAGATAATTTGAGTGAATATATCATATTAAAGTAAAAGAAATTCAATGTGAATTGTTAAAAATCAAGATAATAAGCTTTAACTACATTTTTAAACATCACAACGCACTGATAATTTTTACCTCCATCTGTTGCGAGTCATTAACAGCATTTACGTTCTTTCTCGTACATCCCCCGCCCGAACCACCGTACAGCCCAATACATGATCGTCTTTTTCCATTTCGGCACACCAAGTACCGTCATCCCGTCAAGGAAAATGCGATCTGCTTCTTTCTTTGTGCGTAGCGCGTTGTCGTAAAGATAATCGTGAATAATTGCTGCTTTGGCGTATTTACCGTCAGGCGGGAGAATTGTCCAGAAGATGCGCGGCACGCTGGCAAGGTCGGTGACAAAACCGGCCGGCACCTCAATAACATCGCTGTTGTCATCGCTCAGGTAAAACTCAAATGGCTCGTATACGCGCCATCTGTAGTGCTCCAGCATCTCCAGAATCGCGGGGGTGGTAAATTTACTCATTGACTAAACCGGTCTACATGTGAAAGGAATATGCCCGTATTTCTATAATGTTAATTTTCCTTCCAGAAGTGTTTGACTGGCTGCTTTCTCACGGAGGCAGCCTCTTTTTTTTATTCGGGCCAGCCGACAACGTAATCCATAACAGCCTGTGCGTCGGTCAGCTTCTCCAGCTCTTCTTTCATCTGCCGCTGGCGCATGTGAATCTGCAGACCTTTGGTAAACATCGCCTGGTCAATAGCGTCACTGAGGTTAATCAGCTCGCCAGACGTCATCGGTATGTCATTATTATCGGCGTCCGTCCAGATAAATCCGTCCGGTAATTTGTTGGCTTTTGCCATCTGAACGGAGAGGCTTAATCGTTCCTGGGTGGCCTTGCCGTAGTCCCAGTTGCGGCCGTTGAACGCAAAAACGTAATTCGCGTTTTCCTGAATATTACGCCATGCCTCAATCTCCCGGGCTTTCTGTTCGCGCGCTTTATCCGGGGTCATGAGGTCTGTAATATTTGCACCATCAAAGCGCCATCTCCCGGATATGTCAGCACGACGGTTTTCTTCCGTATCAGGCACTTCCGCCACGCTGCGATTGTACGGCCATAACCCCGAAACATCCCGCGTAATACAGGTAATGACGCCGTTGTCGTCGTAAGTAAACTTCAGCGTGTCTTCTGCAAAACGTTTCTGGCATTCGTACCAGTCCTGACCATCCTCTGATTTAAGGTATGCCGCACCGGGGAATGCCGGTGATTCCGGTTCATAAGGCGTAAAGTGTTTTATATTCTGCATGATTGTCCTCATTACACGCTCGATGCCGTTATCCATGTGCCACCAACAAGAAACTGAACGGGACGGTAATAGACCTTGTCGTCATCACCTTCCATTTCCCAGCTACCGTCAGTATGGAACCCTGTGACAACATTACCGCCGCCCAGTTGATAATCGCGCCATAAACCGCCGGAAATCGCCTGTGGCCCCAGTCTGACCGCCCTGACGAAATTATTATTAATCCAGTTACTCAGCCAGCCACCCCAGGCAGAACCAAAGATGTCGCCGTTATTCTGATAGATGGCCTCGCCTGCACGAAGCGTGTTAGCGGTGATATCTCCATTGACCGTAAAGACAATCGAACCATCAGGATTTCGCTGGCTGTACAGATGCCACCCCTGATCGTCGTCCAGTTCAATAACTGTTGGCCTGTTTGCGTCGCCCCATAAATTAAACGTGGCTGTCATTGTCGAATTATTATTGCTCGTCAGTGAAAGCCTTTTTCCGTCACCTGCTCGTATGCCACCATTAGTGAGAACATCTACTGACATGTGCAGCCCGGAATTGTCGATATAACCGACCAGAGCATTATTGGCATAAATACCCAGAACACCGTCACTGTGCCACTTAAATCCGGTGTCATTATCGCCAAATACAATCGAATTCCCGCCAAGCGCATTGTCAGTACCAATGCCTAACGGGCCGTTAAGCTTGCCGCCAGTAACCGGTAATGCGCCAATATCACCCGACGTCAGCGTTATATCGGTCGTAAGCGCTTTCCCGTTCACTTTGCGTGTTGATGGTACTGCGTTTCTTGCCTGCTCAACCGTTTCCGTTAAACCAACGTTCTGGAGAAACAGCGGCTTATTCGGGATGTCCGCACCACACTGGCTTTTAGCCATGTAGTTTTCATCACTTTCGGTTTTGCTGTAGACCTCAAGACTGGACCGACCTTTGGCCTTATCCGGTACGTCGGACAGGTTCTGGTCCTTCTGCAAATATCGTGAACCCAGATAAATTTCAAGGGGATTCAGCACAGAAAAATAGGTTTTTGTATTATCCAGAACGCACAGGACAGGAACATCCTTAATAATATCACTGGCAGATAACTCTGATTTATTCCCCTTGTATAGTGGGAAGATACCAAGCACGCGGCCACCCATCGTCAGTTGCAGCGTGCTGGCACCGGTATTGTTTAGCGCCGGAATAACCACAAGCGGAGTGCGCAATGTCCAGTCGGCTCCACCATTGACGAAATAAGTTGCTGGTAACTCCAGCGTCAGATTATTTTCTGTACCTCCGGCCACACCAGCGACATAATGCCCACTCTGGAGCTCTTCAATTTGTACAAACTGATTTTCAGATCCTCGCGTCGCAAAATTCGCTATAACGTCATTCAGTGACCATCCCTTCGCTGTTGTACCTTCCTGACCGCGAATAACCGTCAGCATATCATTATTAACCGTTGTCAGATGACATACCTCAAAAACGGTTTCTTTTGCGTCTGTCAGCGTAATTTTGGCGTATGTTTTGAGAGGGTTTGAGCTGTTCGCATAATCGCTGGTCAGCAAATTAGCGAACATCGCTCCCGCACCAGGCATCACCTGAATGGTCGTCTGGCTGGCGGTAATATCAGCCGCCAGCGAGGAAACGACATTATTTCCGAATCCAATAATCATTGCTCGACCACCGTTACCGAATAGGTATAAATAAATGGGAGTTTCACCAGCGACTGGTCAATGGCATCTTTAAGAAAGTGCCCGACACCATCGCCATAGTCAGGAATGGAGACAAAAAAAATACCCTTATCGGGCATCACGCTAATATCAAAAGTGGACTGAACCGGCGGGTCTATTCCGTTGGCCCCGTGTATAAAGCGTGCAAGCCGTCGTTTGAACCAGTTGATACAGAAGTGAGAACCATCGCCTTTATAAAAATTCCATGTCAGTATCCGTTTAAAATAGTCGTCCGGTACATATGACGCTGAGCCGGGAACATAATTTCTCAGTTTTGCATACGCAACATTATTGTACTCAATAGTGTTATACGCTCCGCGCGCAATGGCATCCTCGGAAATCTGAAGCAAGGGTCGAAATTCCCCATAAATACCCGCCGCAATCCAGTCCAGCAACTCTCCGGTAATCGCCGGGGAGGTCCAGCAAGGTAAATTCAGGTTTTTAAAGTAATCAAGATACCCCTGTGCCAGTTTGTTATAAGCATCAAAAAAGGCAACTATGTCCGGATCATCATTATATTGCGTATAGGGGTAAGCCGGAATAATGCTGTCAAGAAGAGCTGCCATATTGCTTAACCTGAATTTGTGAAGATGAAGTGGAAAAATAGGCGTAAGTATCACCATAAACCAGACTGGAGTCGGTTGCAGGTGGGACAATTTTCCCGTTTATACCAACCTGAATGTCAATCATTGATACCAGGGAAGGCGCAACCAGTCCCGACACCGAACTCAGGAAGATATCCTGAACCTCGAAAATATTTATGGGCTGTCCTACTGCGATTGCATTGATATAGCCAGCAATGTTTTGTTGTACCGCTTTTGCTATGCCGTCCGGATCGATGTAGGTAGTGGAGGCAGTATTCCAGGTAATCAGAATTGACGCATTCTGAGAGGAAGGAACCACAAACGGCACTTGATACACATCCGGATACACAGTGATTGCGATGGTCTTCTTCTCCACCGGTGCGCCAGATGGGTTCGAAACATCATTGGTCAGAATGGAAATATCCGGTACGGCCTTGTAAATGGCGTAGGCCACTTCGTAGGGGTCACCGCCGCCAACAACCGCAACCCAGCGCCCTAAGGTCGCCTGTCTGTACGAGATCAGATTCTCCTGTACGCCATAAACATTTTTCAGTTCAATCCGGTAACAGTCAGGTGTTCCCTGTACGCCATACATACCTGCCTGGAATACCTGGGCACGGTATGAAGAAAAAGTCTGTTCCTGCGCACCGGGTAATCCCGCGGTCAGATTGGTACAGGTCAGATTGTACGTATTCGGTACTGAGGTTTTTATCTGATTCACCGTACCCGCGGGTACTGCCCAGGAGCCCCCGGTTGTTGCCAGGCAATAGACAGGCTCAGTTTGCCCGCTTTCCGGGATCATCGTGTCACGCTGAACGGTATAGGTGTAGGTTCCATCCCCGACCATAAAACCTTTCGGTATAGCAAACCCGGGCGGGCCACTGAACACCACATAAACCGATGTATTGGTACCCTGCCCTTTCTGAACGCCGTACATATCACCCAGTTGCGCCAGCAGGTGTACATTTGCCGAATACGGGCTGCATGAGTTAATCAGGTCAACCCGCGCCTGATCACATACCACAAGCGCACCGACGCTCGTACTGACCAAATCTTCAATCAGCGATCCTGGTAGATTTGTGGTTATCCCCGGGGACAGCGCTGTTGCAGTATCAATAACCAGTTGCCGGAGTTCATCCGTCGTTTTAGGAACAGGGCCGGCAATATCATAACTAATGGGTAAATCACTCATACATACACCTGAGCCACTATTTTAGAGCCTGAGTTGGTAATCGTCGAAATGTTGTAAACAGGGGGATCAACATCCGCCAGCGCAATCTGCAGAGAGGAAAAGTATTTGCTGAACTGCTGCTGGAGCCGGTTTACGTAGAAAGTCGGCAGTATCTGCTGAATAACTGAGCCGTTAGCCGGTATACCGTGATTAGCAAAAAACGGGGATTCCTGCGGAGACAGTTTCAGATTCTGCACCAGCGTTGTGAGATACACAGAATCGTTAAACCCGTTTTCGTCAGTCGTGACCGTTACCCACTTCCCGTCTTTATCTCGTCCGTATGTCCTCATTCGGTAATACTCCCATTGAATTGTGACGTTGGCCCTCCGGTATCCTGTCCGTCATTACCATTGCTGTGCCTGTGGCTGTTAACCCACTGAACCAGTTTTTCCCAGCCCTCCAGCATGATTTTCGGGCTGGTGCTGGCCGCACTGTCAGTCAGTGTTCCACTCTGCCCTGTCAGCGACCAGGCACCAGCGGTGAGCGTCAGAACGGTACTGCCCACCGTCACTTCGAATTTTTCAGGTGTGGCGATAGTGATACTTTCTGGTGTGAGCAGAAACGTGGTGTTGCTTTTCGCATCACGAATGGTTACTCCCTCCGGTCCGTACAGCGTCAGTACCTGACCATCGACGTTCTCCCACTCCGTGTTACTGATGGGTAAAAACACCAGCGCACTGAGATTACCTGGAGGAGTCAGATCGGCGGTGCCGCCTCCGAGACCACTGGCACCACCCAGGTAGGTATCCGCCGGGATGACTATCCCCTTATCACCTTTTTGCATCGGGTATCTGATGTACTGAGGACCGAATAGCGGAATGGTCAACTGAGGTAACGTGTAGGGAATGTCCCGCAGCAAAAAGGTAACAGTGACCATTTTCCCGGACTGGCTGACGACCTCTGCGGGCAAAATCTTTCCGGCCATCTGCATAGCCGCAGCTATTTTCTGGTCGGCGAAATTATTCATATTGCCGCCAAAATTGAGCTTTTTATTTATACTCATGTTGCAGCAATTCCCCCTGTTGGATGCGCCTCGATAACAGTTACCCAACTGTTTGCATCCGGTTGTCTGCTGTTACCAACGAGTCGGACCGACGACACCAGAAAGTCCCCAGTAAAGGCAGAATCGTCACGAAACTGAGAATACGACGATGCCTGGATCATCGGCCTTAACTTCTTCGGCATCCGGATATAATCGCCCACCTGAATATCGCTGCGCATGACGCAGGGAATACTCACCGTACCAAACTGGATCCAGGTCGGCTGACCAACAAGATCGGTAAATTCAATTTGCACGGGATTTTGACTTCTGTAAGAGGCGCTTTTTCTGGAATCTTTATCCTGGTGGTTAGCAAAATCGTTATCGAATACGCGGATCTCCCTGCCGTTCACCATCGCTATTTCAACACCAGAATAATTACTGTCCTTAATGATGCTTTTACTCAGCGAGTTAAGTCTGGTCGCAAGCTCCTGGAGACTGCCGCAAAACATATTGCTGTCATAATTATTCACCAGACGATCGCTGATACTGACTGAGAACCGATAGTCACCCAGCGTCTGAAAGCATTGCGTCAGCGCGACAGAAAGTTTAACCCCCTTATTCCACGGCACAGTTAAATTTACAGGTGCCAGCGGTAACGGGTTAACGTCAGACACAGGACCGGCGGTCACAATGAGATCCAGCCGTAACTCGGTCCCCTGCCAGTTCCCCAGCACCTGCCAGATTGTCCCTTCCAGCACCAGTCCACGCTGTTCCGGTTTCGCCAGCGGCAACCCTTTTGACATTCCCACCCACATTTTTATGGTCATGCCAAACATATCCTGTCTGGCCTGTTGCATTTCCTGCGGACTGATGCCCCAGACAGTGATGCAGCTCTGCCCTTTGGGAGTGGATTCACCAAAACGGAGAAGGTCGAATTCAACCATCAGGCACCCCGGGTTAAATACCCCGTTTTTCAGGCTACTGTACTGTCTGTACAGCGTTCCGGGGTTACCCTTAGCATCCGGAGCATTAAAAATCTGAATGTCGTAGAAACGCATCAGTTAATTACCTCGATCTGACCGTCAGAAACACGCCATACCATTCTGGTTTTGCTGAATGCCCCCACCAGTAAATTAATGTCGTAATCCTTTGGGGAACCAATAACCGGAATTGTCAGTTGCCGACGGCCTGAGTTATCCGTGATATTGAGGTACCAGCGCTGGGCGGCAATATTCCATTTCGTCTGGCAGTTATAAACCTCGCCATCGAGAACGGGAGTAAAGACCATGCTTTTCTGTTCGTTACCGGAGAAGGGATAAAAAGACACGCTCATAAATTAAATGCCCCGCTCAGTTTTCCGATTAAGCCAATAACTGCACCCGATACACTACTGCCGAGTGAGGTATTACCAATCGCCGAGATGGTACTGGTCCAGGCACTTTCTGTTGCCTTGTCCCCGTTATCAATCTTATTCAGATAACTGTTTATCGCCTGTTCAGCCCCGGTTTCAGAAAGCAGTGGTTGCTCAAAATCCCATAACCATTGCCGCTGCGGTAAAGCATCATTCGACCCGGTAACATCACGCACTGTCCTCAGTATGCAGTTGCTGTAAATAATTCCCGGCGTTGCCACAATAAACGTTCCACCAAGACTGGCGTGCGCCTGCAATACGGCCTGCAACGAACTCAGCGTGACCAGCTTTGTCATGGCGCCGGTGTTTTCATTTACCGGCGCATCCATCAGCATTGGAATGCGCAGTGGCTGCGAGAGAAGCGCGTTTGCTGCCACTGCCTGATTTGCAAACGGATAACGACCAATGTCGTAATCAACCATTGTCCCACCTGGCGCCGCTCGCCAGTGGCAGAAATACTTATCCAGATCCGTCAGTTCAATAGCGCCCCCCATCAGACCTGAAACGTAGCTGGCGCTCTGGGTCAGGGCAACTATCGGCAACATGCCGCCGGGTATACTCTGCGCCACACCATCGCAGAGAATAACCGGGGAGATTTCAAAACCGAGCTTGTAGAGCTCGCGGGTAAATGACATTAACCGAACCCTCCAAGTTGCGTACTGGATACAACTGCATTACCGCCGGTATTGTTATAAACAACAAGTCCCTGAGCATGACCACGCTTCTGGTTATCCAGAATTTGTTGCAGTATCTGGTCAGTTTTCCCCGCCCCCTGTTGTACTGGTTGTACGACAGGGTTACTTGTGCTGGTATCGGGCAATTCAGAACCATACTGGGCAAGATATTGTCCCCGCACGCTGTCGGATGGATTTATATCCTGCAAAGATTTTTTCTGCGATTCCTGAAAATGACCTCCGGCATTATTGATAATCTGTATAACCTTCCCTTCACTTAACCGGGAGCCAGCACCTTCTTTTACTGACATGGCAGTAATTAATTTCGCGAGCGTCCGGGTATCATTTAAATTCAGCTTTTCGAATTCGCTGCGGCCAGTCGCATTCACAACATGCCCGATATATGCTTTCGTATTGTTCTCGTTAGATGGAGCCCATTTACTGATAATATCGTGGATATTGTTGATGCCCTTTGTGCCGTATATTTGCAGTTGTTTTGCAGCAGCGAGAACGCCTTCATCCAGGCTGGGGAACACAGCAAATTTCCCGCTTCTGGTATTGGCGGTTTCATAACCTGCGGCATAACGTAAATTCGCAGGATTATTGAACCTGTCAGCAATGGTTCGCCCCTTAGCATGAACATCAGCCTGTTTCCCGTCGACCGGCTTAACATCTCCTGATGCAAAGAATTTTTTTACCCCTTTCAGCCACGACCACACTCGCGGATCATCATCCCCACCCGGGGTGTAAGTCTCACTGGTAACGGGATCGGTGCGCTTCTCGTCGCTGAGTATCGATGACCGGGATTTAATGTCATCCGTCGTGATGTCGGATTTACCACTTATCCAGTCAATGACTTTGCCGATAACCCGACCAAGCCGCTCCACACCGGATATGAAAGCTTCAACATCTTTCTGGAATTCGGGGGAAGCCAGATAGTTACCAAACCGGCGTATACCATCTGAAAGGCCATCAATCCATTTTCCCAGTTCCGGCGATTTAAGGACCGTTTCAATCGCGCCGGAAAAGGCATCCGAAAGTTTTCCCAGCTCCGGCGCCAGCGGTGCCAGTCCCCGGATAAACGTATTCCCGATACTGACCTTACTGCGGTCGAGCTGAATGTTGAAATCCTGCCACTGGCGAAGTTGCTGGTCCGTCAACTGAAGGCGGCGGGTGTCCTGCTGTGCCTGTTTCGCCATCGCATCGATTTCTTCATCGCTCATTTTTTTGAAGCGGTTCAGATCGTCAAGGGTGAAATAGTTCGTCAGCCCGTAGGCTTCCGCCCCCTGCTGCGTGCTGCCGTTACGCACAAAAATATCACGCGCCGCTTTTATCATTTCAGGCAAAAGCTCAGCAGGATCCCTGTCCGGGTTATCGACGCCCATTGCCCGGAACTGCCAGCGTTTACTCAAATCAAGCTGCGCATCACGTATGGCACCCAGAGTTCCGACAGGATTACCCAGCGCTTTCTGAAAATCGACAGCAGTCGAATTAAGGCCGCCTGCCGTCGTCCCCAGCCCCATCGCAGTAAACCGTTGTGCGGAGGCATTGCCGGCCAGGTGGTTAAGCCCCCACAGTCCGCCCGCACCAGCCAGCCCGGAAAAAAGCCCCAGAACGGTTCCCCATGAAAGCAGGCTGGTTGTGGCATCTTTAATATGACCTGCCAGCGATTTCGCATCCTTGCTGGCTTTATTCAGGAAATTGCGCGCACCGCCGGACTTCTTGTTAAACTCCGTCTGGGTTTTTGTGGCCTTCTCCAGATTACCGTTGAGTCGATCGAGACCGTCATTAACAGATGCTAACGCCGCAACGCCATCAGCGAACGCTTTTGTAATCCCCTCCGTACCATCCCGGACACGTTCGGTCTCCTTTGCGGCCTCGCCGAGTCCGTGAACCGCCCCCCGCCATTGTTCAGGTAATTCGCTGAGTGCTTTCTGGTATTCATTGAATTTTTCCAGAAACGACTGAAATTTCTCGTCCTGAACATCAATTTCGACAATGGATTTAGCCGCCATTGAAATACCCCTTGCGTCTTATTTCCTCCAGAATGAACCGCTGCCGGAAATGGAGCGGGCTTTTATATTCGCCGCAGCCCAGTTCACGGCAGAGGTGACTGAAGCCTTCGCATGAGGCCCATGTCAGGAGGGTATGTGTGAGGGTTCCGGCAGGGCTTCCGGGGTCGGGGTATCGGTAGCCGTTTTCGACGTCGGTAAAGAATCGCGATACGCCATAGCGCTCAATGACACAAGTTGCCCACTGTACATATCGAGCGCTTTCCCCACCGTCGGTGCGATCAGGTTCGCTTTCTGAATGGCAGAGCTCACCATAAAAAAAACGACCTCGCCCTCAACTTCCCGGTACTCATCATCGGTGATAATTTCCTGCCTGAATGCAGCCTCCAGCGAAGACGTTTTCCAGGTTCCGTTATCGTTCCAGATGACCGTTGTCAGACGCTGTATCTCATCGACAATATTCGGCGTTCCTGGCTGAAGATCTCCTGCCTCCTGCCGCGCTTTGATGATTTTTCGCAGCATCATCGCCGCCACGCGGGGCGCACCTACCGAACCCACCAGGGAGAAAAAATTATTGAACAGATTCCCCAGCAGTACGCAATTTTCCTCAACGACTTCATACGGAAACGGCACAACATGCAGATACACCAGTGAGCCGTCATCGCGGGTGATGGTGCTGACAAAGTTCAGTTTTCGGTCAATTTTCACGGTCATTAGCCCCACATTTTATCGTTGGTGATCAGATAACCGGAAATCGTCACGACATATCCGGCATCCATACCGTTGATGGTCAGTTCATTAAAATTCACCAGATATGCATTCAGGACCGTGTAGTTTCCGAAGGTGCTGGCATCCGGCGTGATAACGACCTCTCCCAGCGACGTATCAGAAGCGAAACGGTTCTGATAGATCGCCGCCAGCCCCTGCGTTCGCAGTAAATGCATCGTGATTGTGACCTGCTGATAAGGTACCTGGCTCCCCACGGTTCCGGTCAGCGTGGGGATAATGTCCGTTGCAGCCGAATCCGGCCGCATACTGATAGCATCCTTACCAAGAAATGACGCGGTGACATTCAGCGCCGGAATATCCGTGACAGTCACCGCACCCCTGACACGGTTAAGAAAGCCCTGCGGTACTAATGGATTTGGCATGTATTACGCCCCCACAAAGTTGGTTACGTTGAGATTAAACGTGATGGATTCAAAGCCGCGCTTCGGCGTAATGACGGCACTCAGGCCTCCGTAATCACCTTCATCGTAGGCTGAGGGATTAAGGCTGGTATAGTTATCGAACGGAACCGCATTGATAACCGCATTTCCTGCATAAGTCCCTTTTTCATAGGCTTCATTGAAATCAGCCTGAATGAGTTGCGTGTCGATTACCTGACCAAGAATTAATCCGTAACTGATACCAGAGCGAAGTGTTTTAAGCCCACGTCGCTGGAGTCGCTCAATCCCCTTCTGGTCGTAATAAAGTGGGTTCACAGTAGTGTTTGAACCGTTTATTACTTCATTTGCCAGATTCAGTTCAAGATTCAGCGCACACCAGGCCACTGAGTACCAGTAGTTAAATGGTTTCCCGTCCAGCATATGACCAGCCTCCAGCATTTTATTACTGAGTCCCCCTTCTGCCGCTGTACCGATATAGTTGATATGGTTTTTCTTAAGTGTTTTCAGAAGCGTACTATTACCTGCTGTCGGATAAGCCGTCACGCCGTACATGTACCGATAAGCCATGGGCGGAACCATATTGGAGGAACCCGGATCGTTTGCCAGTGAGGACTGGAACGGCGCCGCCATCGAGAACTCAGTTGCGCCAATTGACGGTGCCTCAACCCCGGCAAAAACATTCGGATATTTGCCGGATACCCATTCCTGGTACGTCGCAATCGTGGTAGTGACGAAAAATTTCACCAGCGCGCCGGGCGAAGTGTAATTGTTCGCCAGCGTTTTAAAGGTCGGTTCGGCGTCCCATTCCCTCGGTACAAGGTAAGAGAAAAACTTCTGGTACGTGTTTCCCAGAGAAGTATCTTCATCAATGAACGTACTGAGGGCTGCAACCGCAGATTTTACACTCATCTCACCCAGCTCAAGGACATAAACCGCCCGGCTGGTCCCCTGCGCCCAGTACGTGGTGTTCATCTGCTGGAGTTCTCCTGCGGCAACAGACGTTACGGTTCCTGTAGCCGTTGCTGTACCGGGATCACTGTTCAGGGGGTAAGTAAACGTTTTTTCACCTGTCACCGACGCTGTATATGCCCCGTTATAGGAGGCAGGCGCAGCACCAGAAATCACAACAGGGATCGTTTCATCAATGGACCAGCCATGATTTTCTGAAAGAGTCACCGTGACGGTATTTCCGGCCCATGCAAGCGAAGAAATAGCTTTTGCTGGCGCAACGATATTTTTTAGATCGTCTTTGGACGTCAGCAGTTGAAAGCTACCGGGCGTCAGGGTAGTTCCGCCAGTAGAGACCATGGCACCGGATTTCAGCAGGTTTGTCGGTTTTGGCGGGTTCGTCACCGACACATTAATATTAACAATTGCCATTACATTATTTCTCCACGTAAATGGACGGAATTGCAGACGTGATCAGCTTGCGGGCGACGTTCCTCATCCGCTGCTGGTAGTAATTAACTTTGAATTTGACCTTTTTCCGCATGGCGATAATGTTGAGCTCGTTCTGCGTGACGCGCTCATCCTGTATCACAGGAATATTCATCACGCCCATTTCGGCTTTATCGCTGAGCGTGTAGTCCTGCACATAGCGCAGAAAATCCTCAACGGCAGCATTACGCAGCCCTGTCACGGTGAGTGTCACGTCCTCAGAAACCAGTTGATACTGGTTCTGCTTCTCGTCGAGACAGAAGGCTCCGGCCACCGGGCTCGGTTCTCCGCATTTCACTGTGGCGTAGGGCGGTACGAGGTTTTGTACGGAAAGCATTGCCGGGTACATCGGCATGAACTGACTCAGCGAGAGCCAGATCGGTAATGAGTTGGAAACCACCACATCCGCAAGGTCGATATCGTCGGCAGAATTAATAATCTGCGACATCATATGCGGATAAATGGCATGTCCGGTGTAATGGTAAATGTTCGCTGGTTCGTTCAGCCCGGAACGTCGCGAGAAAGCAAACTGAATGCCGTAAAACTCCCCGATATAAAGCACCTCAGAACCAATATCATTAAACGGATCAATATCGGCCTGCGCGGTGAAGGTCACCACATTTTTATCGTAGAGCTGTTCTTCATCCTGGATAGATTCAGTAGTCAGGTGCAGATAGCCTTTTACCTCCTTTGTATCCGGTTCAGTATCAGGATCATCCGCAAGAACTGACGCCTTCACCCAGAAAACAAAGCCATCAAGGGGAAGCACTTTCCGGACATATTTAGTAAACGTAACGGATGCCGAACGGCTGATATCATCCAGCCCCTGCACCAGCGACGCATTGAGTTCCGTTTTAGCCTGAGAGAGTTCACTGAGGGAAGGCATTCAGCACCCCACTTACCCAGGCGCGCATTGACGCCTGAAACATACCGGTATCGATAAAAGAGGGCCGCGGTTCCCCTTTCCTGTTTTTAAAACGCTTGCTAATCCCCTCCAGTGCGCGGGCAGTAGGCACACCTTCTGTGCCGTTCATCTCCTCGTTATCAAGGAAAGCGACAAAGAGGTGATGCACCTGTGACATGGATTCCGCGAAGGGATCCGCAGGAAACGGCGCGCCTGCGAGCATATTGTCGAGACCGGCGGCAAGGTCATTACTCATCATCTGTGCAATTTCCTCGCCGTGGCGGTCAAAGAACGTCTGCATGATCCGGTATTTCCCTTCAAGAATTTCGGCCACATCGCCAGTAGTCGTATTCTCGTTTTCATAGGGAATGTCCATCACGCCCAGGTGAAGTTTCACGTCAGCCCCCACAAATCGCCATACTGCTGCGCAATTGCCAGATACCACCGACCATACGGGTCTTTGAGTTGTTGCAGATCGGCAAGAGAGAGGTTTTTCAGTGCATCACTGACAACCCGCGTCTGACTGGTTGATTCATCGGAAGAGGCGCTGATAACGCCAGCAGTAAAATTGTTGATACCCAGTTTTTCGCGTACCGGACCGAAAGCGACTTCAGGACCGAAGTTAAGCAGAAAGGAGGCCGCGAGGTTATAAACAGCCTGCGAATACAGAACCGGGCTGATACAGGCGATCTGCCGGTTCACCCAGTCCAGGGACATTGACCAGGAGAGACTAACGGCCGGATCGTCATCGGCTAACGCGTCGGCATTAACTCCCATCGTATTACGGATAAACAGGATAAATCCGGCCAGTTCAGGCATGACACACCCCGCTTATTTTTTCTTTTTAGTTCCCGTGTTAACCGCCAGTGTTTCATCAACAAACGCTGTTTCGTCACGGTCATCGGTGGCGTTCAGTCGCTGTTCTGCACTGACTTCCAGCTCACCGAGATAGCCGTTTTCCTGCTCAGTGAGTGCGTTATTTGTTGCCAGTACGGAAGCCTGACGGCGATCGTGCGCTGCACGGTTCAGGTGACCATCGTTATCCCGCATGGCCTTTTCGATAACCTTCGACGACACCGGCTTATCAATGCTGTAACACAACCCGATATAAATACGGTTCTGGTCGATTTTTGTCGCATCAATCAGACCGTAATCGGCGTGCTGCTGAATAATAAGGTCGATTTCGGCGCGGGTACCGTCAATGACAACGGCCTGAGAGCCTGCATTAATCGGGTGATACACAAGACGCCCCGTCTCCGGTTTGCGCCAGGCGAAATCGTGGCGCTGTTTGGTGGTATTGGCGATGTACAGTTTCATGTTTACTCCTGGGGAAAAAAAATCCCCGCGCGCCTTCCGGCACACAGGGAAATCAGCGAGGGACAATTAATCGCTGTACTTCATCGAAATGATGGTCAGCGCTTCAGGGCGAAGTACCCAGCCAGAGGTGGAACGCAGTTCGGAAAGCACATCGATCGCCCCGCCCGCAATCGGGGTGGGAATTTCACGCGGTGCCGCCATGTCGCACAGCATCAGTGATGTGGCTTCCAGTGACGGACTCAGTCTGGCGAATTCGTTGGTGTTGATTTTCGCGTTAACCTCAGGGCGCTCGACCTCCGGCATGGCGATGACGATCGCATCCGTTCCGTTTGCCCCGGCACCAATCAGCGTATCGTCATAGCCCCATTCAATTTCACAATCAGCATCATCCCCCACACCGTTAACGGTACCTTTCACCGTGGAAGTACCACCGCCCGGGCGCTGGTAGCTGGTCAACTGAACAATCTGCTGCATTTCCATCGTACCCAGCGTGCGCTGAGGACCGAGGATAACCATACGTGAAGCCCGGCCCATTTGCATAGTTCGGGTGCGGATCGCCTGAATCTGCGCCAGCAGGAATACCGCCATTTCACCATGATCGTAAGTCAGGACGGTGGTATTTCCCCGGCTGTCTGCCGGCAGGCTGACAGTGGTCGCACCGTTGGTGTTCAGTACCCCCTCACCGCCCGCCGGGTTCATTCCATAGAGCAGCGCGTTACGCATTTGCTGAAAAATTGCCTGTCGGGTACCGAGGCGCTGGGCTTCCGGAAGCGCAATCCCCCAGTTCCCCGCTGCGGCCATATCGTGATGATCGTAAATGGCGCGGGCACGGAACATATATGTCGGCGTGCTGACCATTCGCGCCTCCAGTGCCACAGAGGGTAACTGGTTGGCGTTACCTGACTGGCTTGAGGTGACCTGAGTGCGAATATCCAGGCGTTTCATATAAACGTACTGGTCGCCGTCTGCCAGGCGAACCAGCGGGTTACCGCTTGCCATGACAGAAAACGCACCGGATGCCTGCTGATACGACAGGATCATTTCCGGCATGATGTACGACGGATTTACAATTTGATAAGCGGGTGTAATAGCTGGCATCTCTTAGCCTCTCCTGATTACAGCAGAATTACCGCAGCGTTTCCGCTGTCGTTCCAGGTCGCAAAGCCCGTCGCCGAATCGTAAGAAACGGTTTTGCTGTTACCCATCTGCATTTCGATGATTTTTACCGGAAGGGCGACATCCTGCTCTTTTGCCGCGCCAGTGGTTCCCTGGGTGGTCGCATTGCCCGCAGGCACTGAAACCGGAGTAAAAGTGAATGTTGTCGCCGACGGTACGCTGAGTACCTGGACGGTACCGTTGTACGCCGCCGGAACTGCGCCAGAAATCGCTACATAATCCCCAACTTTCAGGCCGTGCGCGCTGGCAGTCGTCGCGGTCGCAAATCCCGCCAGACTCGCGGTGGGCGCAGTCCAGGTGATAGCGGTTGTTACAACATCTGCCGCCGCGGTGCTGAACACATCCAGACAATCCTCCGCAAAGTTCCACACCAGCGGCTGATTAACAGAAATCCCCGCGCTGGCGAAAGAAATCACGGCGTCAGAGGCTTTAACCGGAACACGCATCCCGGAACCCAGGCGATAAAACGACACGCTCATATTGCTGAGGAGAAGCGGTACCGGGGATTGCGGCGTGGTCAGGCCGTTATGTGCCTGGTTGAACACGGAAAAGCCCACCAGTTGTGAAAGGCTGGCAGCACGTTTGATAATGCTGCCGCGTGGTGCAGAAGAGGCACCCGGTACCAGTTCGTTAACAGGCAGCCCGCCCCATAAAGGTTTTATTTCATCACTGGCAAGGGTACCGGAAGCCAGCGCATAACGTGCCGCCGGATCGTCCAGCGCCACGCCCTGGATTAGACCATCAGATTTCGCGTAGAACGTGCCGCGCGCGTTAGTGGTCTGCATTGGATTAACTGACAATGCACTCGCCATGTTTATTGTTCTCCGGTTGATTACTGTTTGATGCCAGCGACTTTGCGGCTGACGGCCTGGAACGGTGCCCATGTCGCGGACGGATCGCCGATAAAGGTACTGATACGGCGCCCGGTGGCGTCGGTGCGGATGACTTCACGTAACCCGGCGCCGGGCTCCAGACTGGATGCCGCTGATGCCTGTGCATCGGCATAGATTTTTTTCTCTGCAATACTCAGGAGCTGGCTGTCTGCGATGGAATGCAGATCCACTTCTTTATAATCAGATGAGTATTTTTGCAGGCGGGTCATGATACGGCGGCGATATGGAATAGCGCGTTCCCCCGCCATCGGCTGCGGCGCACGTTCACCAAATGAAGCAAACACGCTGTCGGCCTTACACTGGGTATCAGCAATTTCATTACGCTCTTCATCGCTGAGCTCCTGCGGCACGCGGCTTTTCATTTCTTCCATGTCGGCGCGGATTTTTTCCAGTTCAGCATCCGCTTTGGCTTTTTCTTCTGCCTCCGCATCTGCTTTCGTTTTTTCCTCAGCGTCCGCTTTAGCCTTTTCTTCCTCTTCTTTCTGGCGGGCGGCGTCTTCATCGGCTTTTGCCTTTTCTGCGGCCTCTGCATCTGCTTTTGCTTTTTCCTCGGCGTCGGCCTTTGCGCGGGCTTCGCGAGCGTCCAGCGCCTGATTAATAAGTGCTAATACTTTTTCTTCATCCATTTTCTGGACCTCGTTCAAAAGTGTGTCGGATTTAACTCCCGTCGGTTCCCCCAGCTTGTCCCAGACGCCCTGCTCACAAATAGCCAGGTGATCCAGTAAAACAGGGTTCCCCTCCAGCAGCAGCGGTTCACCGTCGACGTTGATCAGAACGTCATCGCCGCCCGTCACCGTGGGGGATGTACTCAGTTGCCGCGTTGAAAGAATCGTGGCGGCGTCGGTGTCGTAGATGCGGGCCATTCCCCACACCTCATCACCCTGGATCCAGGCAAATGCAATCGCACCGATAGTCCTCGCGGCGTACTCCTCGCTGTTCAGCGTGTTTTTCTCCGGGTGCAGCCAGATAACCGGCAGGCCAGAGCACCGGGCGAGGAAATCATCAGTGAGGTAATTCTCGGGAGAACGGTAAGCGTATTGCCTGAACTTAGAACGCCAGGTAACACCCGTTCCGGTGATACGCAGCGCCCACAGGTACATATTTCTGAAAAACTGCGGGGATGTGAGTTGCCCGCCAGCAATAAGCCCGGCAACGTCCTTTTCATTGAGTGGTTCGGCATCAAGCATTGCCACCATGCCGGGATGCAACGGCTCCGGCAGTTCATCCGGAGAAAACCAGCCACAGGCCTGATTTTCATCGTTCAGTACCGCGTCGAACTGCTCGGCATCATCAGCGAGGTAGGTAACATAGCCATCAATCAGGGTATGAGGCGTCAGCGGTGTGGAATAATCAAACCCGCATTCTTCCAGCACTTCACGCTTTGCCGCGGCTTCAGGCGTCTCCCCTTCTTCGAGTTTTCCGCCCGGTACCGCCCACGAACCATCATCCCCACGCTTAACCAGAAATATTTTCCCGCCAGACTTAAACAGGATCCCGGCAGCGTAGGTTTTCACTTATCCTCCGTTTTTTATGGTCTCGAAGTTTGCAGAACGACGACCGACTGACTTGTTGCCTTCAATGAATTTCCGCCATTTTTCGGTTTTCATTTCATCAGGGAGGCTTCGGACGTTGTAGATGTACGTCAGGTAGCATCGGCAAAATACCTCTTCACCCGGTTGAGTGATTTCATCGAGATAGCCAGCCGGCCCCACCTTCATAAAACCCTTCTTCAACGCCCAGTTACCGCGTATCGCATAGGTTTTCAGGTCGCGGTCCTTGTGTGGTTCCCGATAGTCATAATTGGGCTGGCGCCAGTGGCTGTGCCATACCGCCGCAATCGCCCCGCCATCGGTCGCAATGATGTTATCGATATTGGCAATCAGCTTATGTGTCTGATCCACCATCACGCGGCGCTGTTCGAAATCAATCTGCCGCGCTGATTTGGCGATATGCTGGCTTGTGGTAACCACCCCGGAACGCGATGAAGCAGATAAACCGGGACTTATCGATGTGATGGGGGGAATACTGGTCGCCCAGCCACTGAAACGCTGAATTGTCCGGTCAACAGCCTGTGTACGGTTCAGCTTTATCAGGTCTGCCGATGCCATAATCCGCCTGTCCAGTTCAGCCCGCAGCTTTGGTTCAAGATAATGCAGCGTGAAACGGCTGACGCCGGGGTGACGTTTCAGCGCCCTTTCCCGGCCAACTTCCAGATCGTAGGCAGCGGTCAGACGGCGGGACACATATCTGTAAAAATCATCGCCACCGACTTTATCCTCAGTGGCATTACGCAGGCGCTCAGTCCACATAATCAGACTTTCTTCACTGCTGTAACCATGCTCCAGAAAGAATTTAATCGCGTCACGCAGCTCTTTCAGAAAGGAGTTCATCAAAATTCCCCTCACCAGTCGGGATTGCATCCGGCGGATTTTGTTCAAGCTGCTCGTAATCCAGTTCCAGACGATCAGCAAACAGGTTTTCGTTCATATTGGCATTCTCACAGGCCCATTTAATGAGTGTCGCCCTGTTTTGCGGGTCTTTGGTGAGCTGTGGCAACAGCACAGTCAACATCTCAGTGATCGCCTTAAAGCGTGTTTCATCGACTTTAACTTTTTCGCTTTCAGGCTCTTTCAGCGATGACGGCCAGACGTAATCAAAGTTGTTCACCCAGGAACTGAAAGCCGCCTCCCAACTGATACTTTTGTATTCCGGCAAATCGTTTTTCAGCGCCTCGAAAAACTCAGGCGACCACGCCCGGTACTGAACGATGCGCACGAAAAAATCATAAAGCGGCTGCAAATCCTTGCGCACATCGTCGATATACTGGGCAACCGCTTTTGCATCCTCGGTACCTTCACCAAATCCGCGCGTAAACGTCTCACTGTTGAGCAGAATCGCGGGCATGTCTGCCGCCGTCGCGATATTCGCCAGAATGTGATTACGGGCCGTATCAAGCGGTTTTTCGAGGTTCTGCATGTCGAGAGATTCAATCTTGTCATTCTCTCCCACCTGCAACACATCGCCGTTACCACCGCGTTTCAGCATCCAGCGCTTAATACCGGACATTTTCTGCATCATGTTATTGACGATAGAACTGGCCTGTTTGATAAACGCCACCAGCAGTCCGGCTTTAATCGTTACCATGTCATCAGCGCGCATCGACTGAATAAATGATTTCAGCGGATACAGCGCGCGCTGATACACGCTGCGCCCGGCAAAGCCGAATGATGATGGCGTGTAGGCCAGGTAAATTGGGTCCTCGTTCATCATCACGCAGCAGCGGCTATGGTGGTATGGTTGCCCCGCAGCAGTTACGCTTCCCACCTTCTGGAAATCAGCAGAATTAGGATCCTGATTGAGTACCACAGAACCGGCTGTATTCATCGGATCCAGCACGTTAAAGGTGATGGATTTTTTATACAGCGTATCGAACCCTGTCGCCTCGTTCGTGGGCTCGCCTTCAATCAGCATTACTACTGCGCCAACACCATAAATTCGGGACTGGCGCGCCGTGTTGGCAATAATGCGATCGGCTTTTATGGCTTTCCACTCGCGCTCGAACGCCTCCCGCAACCGCTTTTCAGGGCCGCGCGTCACATGCACGGTTCGCGGTTCAGACATCGCCAGTTTTATCGGGCGGTCGACCATCTTTCCGCCCAGCGGATGAAACAAATAAATCAGCTTGCAGAGCTCATAACCCGCCTGCGCGCCGGGTTCAATGCTCCCGCCCTCCAGAATCTTGCTGAGGACGCCAGCATTGCTGCCCATGCAAATATCGTCGTCGTCCTGCATCAGAACCCCTCTCCGTTACCAAGACCAAGCGCGACGCCGTAGTTAAAGCAGTCAAACAGATCGTCGTCCTGGTTTTCTTCACCGATGATGAACTGGAGTACCTGCGTCAGAAGATGGTTTTTCTTCGACTGCTTGTACTCAACGATTTTGTCAAAGGCGTATTTAGAAATGCGTACCTTCCCGGACGCCACATAGCCAGAAATGTTGATGGCGCGGGATTCTTTGGGAAGTGACGTTAAATCACTGTCTATCGGGTGAACGTTCCAGCCCTCATTGGCCCCCTGCTGTAACAGGGTGATGCCGGTTGCCTTATCCTCGATAAACAGGCCTGTCGTCCCCATACGGGCGCGGCAGATTTCGCTAAGGTGTTTAGCCTTACCTTCCCACTGAGGCACAACGTCTTTCAGGAAATACCCGTCAATCTGGATAATGTCCCAGTCCAGAATGATAAGGTGTGGCGACGGCAGGTTATCCAGCGCAAACCAGATACACGCGGATCCGTCGTTCTGGAGTTTTCCCTTTTGCGCACAGTCAACGACACCATAAACCGTATCGCAGGAAAACGGATAATCGACAGGCGCACCGTCTTCCAGCAACCAGTCGAGCTTGAAAAAGTTCTGCCCGCGCCAGTCCACAAATTCAGCGTTATATTCCTGCTGAACCACCAGCGGCGGGCGACCGTCGATAATTCTGGCCAACGCCGCCGGATTAATCGTCGGGTTGGCAGCGGTCGGCGCGTGATGTTCCTCCCAGCCCATCGATTTATCATTACAGGCCTGATAGAAAAAATTCTCGTCATCAACACCTTTCGGCGTGCCGGCCATGACTGCATCGCCGTCAAAGTCGAGCAGCGTCGGCTCAATGGCCTGTTCCCAGATATCCCTCATGCCCTTCTTGACGAGACTGCCCTCATCAATAATGACTTTGTGATATTTACGGGAACGGCCCGCATCAGGGTTGTCCAGCGTCCAGAACTCAACCTGACCGCCGCCTATCAGTTCAATAATCGAATCGGTCTTACTGGAACTAATTGTGATCGGCTTTAACAGGTCACGGATGGTCTTAAACGACGGCAACAGGATTTTATAAGACGGAGCAAACCAGCCAACACGCATCTGACGCGCCGCCCAGTTTCCGCCAGCCTGTTCCAGCATCGTGGTTTTACCGAAGCGGCGCCCGGCTCGGATGACTTTGCGCTTTGCCGGAGAACGGTAAATTTTCTTCTGCCCCGCATGGAACGGCAGAAACTCAATAACATGTTCAGTCGCCATCAGGGGAATTCACCAGTTTAATGACCACTGTCGGCTCGTCGGCTTTGCCCTTGCCTTTACGCTTAAGCTCAACTTCCTGTTCCAGACGTTCGGCTTCGGCGGTGCGTTTTCGGATTTCCAGATCCAGCAGCCGTTGCGCCAGTTCGGATTCAGCCAGCCCCAGACGCCGCATAATCGCTTCAAACATTTTTTCGCGACTGATGGTCGATATCTCGATACCGCCCTTCACCAGTTTCGTACCGGAATAAGCAAGGCGGGCTATCGGGGACAGTTTGGTGGTATCAGCGAAATGAGGTCTGCCAACTCCATCACCATTGCATCGGGGACAGTCAGGGTTAGGCTCGCGGTTGTGGTTGTAGCCGTATCCGCCAGCATCGTCCGGTTCTTTCCCTTTTTTGGCTTTTGCCTCCGCTTCCCTCTCTTCGAACTCGATAACATCACGCCATTGATAGTGATGACCAAAGCCCCAGCAGTAACGGCAACATCCCCGGCGATATTGCGAGATTTCGTTAGCGTCGAACGTAGCGAGCTGCCACATCTTTTCGAGCACTTCATCTGCACTCGCCAAAGTGCGCACAAGTGAATCTCTTTGCTGCTGCGCAATTGCCTGCGCAACGTGAGGTAATGTTAGGAGCTGTCTTCCGTAACTTGCGTCACTGTAACCAGCGCGTTCGGCTGCGGCTGTTGCGTTCTGGTCTATGAGGTATTCAGCGACAAAGCGTTTCTGTTGGGGAGTGAGTTCACTATTAAGAAGTTTTTCTGCGCTTTTTTTTGCCTGAGCAGTGCGCATTTTTTTCTGCGCATTTTGTTGCGCACTTTGCGCAGTCGGTTTCTTGATGTAACGGCGGGCAGTAGCGTAATTCAGTCCCTGCGCTTCACACCAGTCTTTGGGGGATATACCGGATTTAGCATGCTCGGCGAGGAACTGGTGTTGCAGTGCTCCCCAGTCCGGTTTTGCCATTTTCCCTCCGAAATGAAAAAACCCGCCGAAGCGGGTTAAATATCGCTTAGCAAAATAGATGTCTTTAGCTAACGTTCCCTAAAATATGACCTTCGACTTCGTCAATTTTTACTCTTAGCATCGCATTTTGTAGTGCGCCCATTGTTCCTTGATCGCTCCGAACTTTGACATTCTCAAGATGCAAAAAGTTGTTTGGGTATTCGAAGTCTGGCTTATCACTTGTATAGCCGTTCGTTCCTTTATTTTCGAAATACTGTGATAAAGCCTCTCCTACAGAACCAATAGCTTTTAGATTTTCAGAAACAAATCCATAATATTTTCTTCCTGCAATTAGAGAACCAGAAATCACATTTCCTTTCACAAACAGCGTGATGCCGATTCCGCAGTTAGTTCGGTTGACAATGTCATTAAGAAACATCAAGTCTTGGTCTTTAACTTTCAGAGCCAACACGTGCTGTAGTTCTACTTCTTCACTCATGGTACCTCCTTTTGATGTTAGTCTTTAGGATACCAAATGATGAATTTGTAGATAGCGATATTAATTACCAACGGTCATGGTTTCGTATGTTCGCTCGCAGGTACTTCCGGCGACATAACGCTCATCAGCCTCTTTTGCGAACTTTCCCGCCAGCTCGTCAGCTTCGCCAAGCAACTGGGCGAGCAGTATTCCGGTCTCGGCTTTTGCCTGGCCTGCTGCGGCAAGGGCGGAAAGCCTGCCGGTTTCACTTCCTGCGAGCTGCCGCTGTACTGCTGCGAGCTGCTGTTGCAGCCCACTGCGAGCACGCTCAGCAGCATCAGCATCGCCCTGTATTTTTGCCAGTTCTTCATCGGCTCTTTTCCGTTCTTCATCTGCGGCGTGCTGGCGACGCTGTTCTTTCGCTCTTTCGGTTACTTCACGCTGCAATGTGATGGTCGCATCAGTAAGGTCACGTTGCGCCCACTGCAATTTCCAGGATGTATCCGCTCTCTGATACCCGCGTGAATAACACCAGTACGCTGCCGCGCATAACAAAAAAGCCACCAGCAGTATTTCTGCTAATGACTTCCAGTAAGCCTTCACTGGTCTATCCCCCAGCACGTCAACGCGCTTTCCTGGTCTCGTCGCTCTACCTGACCATAGCACCCATTTTTCTGGCCTTTGGTCAGACGACAATCGCGGCCACCGTCTTTAATCCACCAGCGAATAGCTTCACAGGCTCCTTTACGGTCGCCAGCATTAATTCGCTTATAGAACGTAGACGGGAAACATTTTCCTGGGCCGATGTTGTAAGGGCAGAAAGAAGCAATACCTGCTTTCTGTGGTTCCGTCAGCGGCACTTTAATATTGCGCTCCACCCACGCCAGCGCCCTGTCACGTTCAATAGCGTTAACCTGATCGCATTTCGCCTTTGACAGCGTCATGCCCCGAACAACGGGTTTACCGTCCACCTTTGTGGCACCGCGACAGATGGTCCATATGCCGGAGCCATCTCGGTATGCCGTGGTGTGGTTGCCTTCTTTTTCGTCCAGAAACTGGTCGAGAATCACTGACGCAGACGCACCGGCAAGCACCAGCCCCAGAACGGCAGCACTTAACTTTGTTTTTGTCGAGGCCATAGTTATTTTGCCACCTCACCAGAGATGCGTTTCATTGCCTCTGTTACGACCTCAGCCGCCGCTGGGCGATCTCGACCTGGTTTAACGGCCACATCAGCAAGATACTTAGCCAATAACTGCGTTCTTTTTTTTTCTTCATCAAGCCGTTCACGTTCTTCTTTCCGCTTCGCGTAGTAGGTCTTAATGGTGAAATAGGCCGAGATCAGAGCGCCAAGGATAAATACATAATCTTGCAAACTCAGAACAGAAAAAAAACCAAGCAGCCCTGACCACCAGTACGGCATGTTATGTCCATCGGTTGGGTTCATACGTTGCATATCCGCACCTCCGTAATCGGGGCGCTATGTGTTGTAAGGGATCAGGCTATCGGGCTGTATATGCTACGGGGCAATGTCGAAGATGGAACCCGGAGCCTGATATAGAGGCGGGCTCTGCGCAAGCGCCTGTCGGATTGGGTTATGAGCCGTCCGTCAGCGAGCCCTGAATATGATGAAGCCCCGGTAAATACCGAGGCTCGTTAATCGTTTCCGCTGTAAGTATCGCGGCGCACTATCTCTTTGTCAGGCTACTTGATGCGTTAAACCGGGTGCCAACCGTAACTCAGTGATGCTTTACGCTTCCTCTCCCTCACTACGTCGCCATGGGAGCCCGACCAGATTAACGCTGTCGTCACGCTGCCAAAAATATGGCATCCAATGCGGTCTTTCCGTTTAGCTATTTCATTTTTCCATCCTCCAGAAACGACAAAACCCGCTTGATGGCGGGTTATTAATTTTTATCTATCGCTGCGGGTGTAGCTTCGCGAGCATAGCTGAATTCAAGCAATCCCCGCGCAACTTTGCAACCGGAATCGATCAGCTTTTTTATCGAATACATCACACATAGGTAAATACAACATGGCTTCTGCCATCTGCAACCAGACATCAATTCGGCTTTCGCAGGTACGTAGGCACCATTCCGGGTGGCGAGTATTCAGTCCTCTTGCCATAGATTTCTTACTCATACGATTCTTGTAACGATCGACAATCAATTCAAAAAGACGCTGATAGCCTGAACGAATAAGGATTTCACCGATAACAGCATCCATAAGAAGTCCCTCTTCATCCGTGCAGAATGCCAGGTTGCTTTTTGCTTTTCCGGAAAGCATATCCATGAAATATGACATTAGTTCACCGTGATCCAGACCCGATGATTTGAGATGTTTCAAAACCTGCTGAATGGCTGTTTTACTGACTTTTTTTGACGCAAGAAGATTATTAAACATGTGACCGCCTGAGCCTGATCCAATATATGACCATCGCCCCCACATACGAAGTTTGCCCTGAATCCAGACTGACTCAAGGGTGTTTAATCGCAGCATCTCACCGCCCTTTCCTGTCGTTGATGGGTTAATCATATAAACTCTTCCTCTCTCCAGATCTGTTGGGTACGGAAAACTCCTTCAGCGTGATATAGCCTCAGGGTGTCCTGATCAATGTCGGTTTTCACACGACCATCGATTACGTCATGGCAACAGTTACAGGCAATTGCGCCTTGCATGTCATGTGGCTTGATACCCATCCCGCAAGTGTCGCTCATACGGTAATGGGCAAGAACGCTGGTTTCTGGATCAAAATTGCAGATACCAGGAATGCGCACGGTACACATGCGACCATGCGCCTGTTTGGTGAGATCGATTTTTTTCATGCTGCATAACTGAATAATTGAGAGGCTGCGTTTTCTGCAGCCTGTTGTGAGGGAAATGTACGGAACAAAATATAATTCCAGATCACATCAAGAACGGATTTGTAGAGCTGGGAAAATTCAATATCGTCCATTTTGGCAAACGATATGGATTTTGGTTCGTTGCGGATTGTGCCATCCGGCATTTCGTATCTGGTATAAAAACCAGCCTGGATAGTTACCCATGCGCGGAACGCTTCAAAGGATTTTACAGCGCTGATGTTACCTGCGCGCTTTTCTGCCTCTTCGCGAAGATATTGATCGGCCAGTTCCTGGAGTGTTTCTTCGTGACCCGCGTAGTGAGCAACCAGTTGTACATATCCCCGAACCAGTTTTTTATCTGCCGGGGATATTGCACCGCCCGACGGTTGCCAGTAATCGAACCCAAGATTGAGGAGTGCGAAAAATTTTCTGTGAAACGCTGCATTACGTGCCTGTTTAAAGTCGGCATACAAAACAGCGCCCAGACGAAATTTTTTGTCGATAAATTCGCGAGCATCCGGGGTTGCTGGAATAAGTACACCGCCCGCTGATTTTACAAATGAATACTGCGCCATTGGTTTCCCCTTTAGCGCAGCAATTGCTCAGAAATACAGTTTGCCGGGTGTTCAGTCCGGTACCGTGATTATACCCTTTGTTTACCTTTTTGAACAACAATACAGCCTGCTTGTTCTGCCAGTTCTAACAATGATTTAAGGGATGCGACATGTTCATCGTCGTACACGTTTCTTAAAGACATCACCTTGCCATTTTTACAGGTAATGAGAACGCGACCATTATCGGGGAGATGTTCCCCTATCTCCGTCTTTTTAAACACGCGCCCTCCCTGCAATAACTGTATAGATATCCAGTATATATACTCCTTAGTAATTGGAAGTGCAAACTTTTAAAGGCACAAAACGTTAAAAAATGAAATGGATTTATTATTTAACACTATGTTAAATAAAGAAAAACCGCCTTTATGGCGGTTTATTTACATGTTGCAGACTGGCGTGACATGTCACATTGTTAGTTTCACCGCATGCCATCCAGACGTAACCCAGCACTGAGAATCACCTGCACATGGGCATGATGTAATCGGCAGCGCGTCGCCGCATTTTCCACATTGATTTGCGCTGATTGATTTGATACGTCCACGAACTCGCGCATCATCCTGACGAATTAGCATCGCAATATATTCGCCCATTTCATACGGCGCACGACCCGGGCGGCGGGCGGCGCAGTTCCGCTCCAACATGTCCAGCTCCTGAGAATCAAGCACCAGTTCAATCTTGCGCTCACCAGCGGCAGACTGACGGGCGCGTTGCGCTGCTTTACGTTCTGATGCTGATTTTGCCATTATGCTGCCTCCCTGTTTACACATAATTCAGGTAAATTAGCCCTCACCAGCGCCTCTGCGAAAGGTGGGGGAACAGCGTTACCGCAGCGTGCGACCTGCTTGTCTTTCGCATATTTCTTGCCCCGATAGTCCTGGTCGATGATGTACCACTCCGGGAAACCCTGCGCCCGGTAGAGTTCATGTGGCTGAAGCATACGCATTCCAATATCAACGATGCGGTAAGTGATGCCATCCATCTCCACCAGTCCATCACAGTCCTCACCGCAGTATTTCCGCAGGAACGCCAGTGTCTGCTGCGCGCGATGTTCATCGTATTCAGTAACCGCCAGCGTGGTTTTTACTTCTCCAAAATGCTGCCCGCCAGCCGTCACAGTCTGAAGCGGCATATCAGTGGGGTGACCTGTATTGGTCCCGCGCATTTTGATAATGCTGGATGTGACCAAGGCGTGGTGATCAACCGTTGTAACTGAATGAACAGGTTCATCTAAAACGACGCCCGGCCCCGTATAGTTACCGCCATAGTGTTTCGCCAGGAATGCGCTCACCGTCGCGAATTTATTCCCACCTGCAGTAACGGTCCCCAGCGGGTTATCCAGTCGAAGCACACGCGGTTCTTGTCCAGGACGTTCGCCATAACCCATCTGGATCAACGTGGGTGTTACAAGTTGAGATTTGCCGCCACCACCGGCAGTAATGGTTGCGCTCGGTTCGTCTGCCCGGTGGCCGACGCTGGCCCCGAACTGGCGGGCGATAACCGGCGCAACAAGACAGGCGCGGGATTGCTTCAGAATGGTATTAGAAGGTTTATCCAGCGGGCGCGGTTTAGCCTGGTATTCACTGCCGCCGTTGCCAGCCAGGAACGGGGTCAGCGCGGCTTCTACCAAACCAAGAGCATGCCCATTCCCGCCCGGGCGTTTTGATGTGCCAGCGGTAACCGTCGATACCGGTTCGGTAACAGGCTGGCCGGTTGCACCAGTGCGAAACTTTGTCAGGTACGGTACGGCTAACGCGTAACCGTGGGTTTTAGTAATGGTTTGCAAAGGCTCGCCCAGCGCCTGACCACGGAAACAGTCGTAACTCGTTTTGGTGCTGGTGTGATTGCACTTCACGATGAACGGCGACGCACTGTCGATAACAAAGCGCTGTATGCCGCGCGCGATCCGCTTCAGGGTATTTTCTGCCAGCGGTTTTTTGCGGTCGAATATCGATGGGGCCGGAATTGTCCAGTCGATACACTCAGCAGCCGTGCGCCACGGCGCCAACCTGCCCGACTGAACCGCCGCAGATTTAGGATCCCCATGCGTTGGTTCCGGCCATACAATCGGCTTTCCATCACGGCGCATAACCATAAAGAAACGCTTTCTGATTGTCGGTGCACCATAGTCGCAGGCGCGCAGTTCGCGATACTCGACTACATAGCCCAGGCCTTTTACCAGCCGCGCGGCGTCTTCGCTATCAAGCGAAATATTCAAAAACTCGCAGCATTCCTCCAGCGCTGGATGGTTCGCCGGGATGCCGGTTGTCAGCATGCCGACGAATGCCTCGAAAGTTTCGCCTGCGCGGGCCGGGTCCGGTCGCATTTCACCGGCCAGTAATGGTCCCCACGTTTTAAACTCTTCAACGTTCTCCAGTTTCATTACCCGCGGTCCCACATCGAGCCCCCAGCGCAATACTACCCAAGCCAGTCCGCGGATCGCTTTCTCGACAGGTTTAGCGCCTTTAGCTTTAGAAAAATGGCGGCAATCTGGAGAAAACCACGCCAGTGCCACCGGACGACCTGCGGTAGCTACCTTTGGTCGAACCTCATATACAGACTCGCAATAGTGCAGCGTGTCGGGGTGGTTTGTGGTGTGCATCGCAACGGCGTTCTCATCGTGGTTAATTGCGATATCAACACTGCGACCGATTGCCATTTCGATACCAGTGGATGCCCCACCGCCGCCGGCGAAGTTATCAACAATGATTTCTCTCACGCGTATTTCTCCATCGCACTCATTAACGAACGGGCCGCGGCTACAATCGCCGGTACTGGCATTTTTTCTAACCACATACGATTGATATGGTGTTTTAATCGCCTTTGGTGATTTCCAGGCAGACTCTCAGCATTTTTTATTTGCTCAAAAATCATCTTGACCTCAACTGGCCAGACTGTTTCTGGTACCTCAGGAAGAAGCAGACTTTCCAGTTCATGCAATCTACGATAGGCACTGTCAAGGAGCACATTTTTGATATTGCAGGTGTCGTTACCAGTTTCTTTCGTGAAAATTATCCAGTGGGTTTTGTCACCTTTTCCGGTTCGCTGCCTGATAATCGGTTTCTCATCCGTCAACGCCAAAATCTCACGAACTGGTATTTGCGTTTCGTTCCATTTAAAGATCAGCACACCGTGTATCCGCAGAACGCGAAATGCTTCGGAAAACCCATCCCGCAGATCATTACGCCAAGTATCCTGGTTAAGCTTTCCATATTTTTTTCCCTGCCAACCTTCTGGACCAACGTACTTAAGATGTGGCGGATCGAACACCACCACAGAAAATGAAGTATCTGCGAACGGGAGTGCCCGGAAATCTGCAATCATGTCTGGACTAATTATCAGATGTCGCCCATCGCAAAGAGTGTGCTGTTCTGCTCGGATATCAGTGAAAACTGCTCTTTCGTCCTGCTTATCGAACCAGAACATTCGAGAACCGCAGCACATATCAAGAATTGTTGCTGCATTAGTCATGCCGCACACTCCCCATGTTCCTTGATAAATTCAGCTATTCCTGGCAGCAGCATTACATCAGGTGAATCACACTCATTTCCCCATACGTCAAACCCATGAGAGGACTGGCGAGCAAACAGTTCAATACGTGGAACATCACCAAGCAATTGCACCAATTTTTCACGCACAAAGTCAGGTTTTTGCGAATGCTCCAGGCGCGGCGCGGTAAATGACTGGACGATCCCGGCGTCAATGCGTTCAGGAAGATTTCCTTTAATCGCAAAAAGACAATCTTCACTATTTGCACGTGTCATATGCCCCATTCCCATCACCAGCTTATCCGTCTGGCGGCTCCCACATTTATTCCAGGTAAAGCCTTTCATTGTCATCAGACGGAAACCCCACGCCTCGACAACCTTCAGTGCTTCAATCGGCTGCGTTGGAACCCACCACATAGCCAACAGGCAACTTTGCGCTGCAAGATCCCACACAGGCAGGCGGCAGATGTCGAGAACATTCATCACGGGATATTTGAACCCGGCTCCACGGCCACCATCTGCAGCTTTGTCCCGGTACGCCCAGGGCGGATCTGCATAAATTAATGTGTATTTTTTATTCACTATTTCCCCCTTCGCGCATCTGGCGCCAGTAATTCAAACGCCCTCTGAAAAAATCCCGGTAGCTCTCCGGCGTCGCGTCAATGTGCTGTATAACCATCTGGCGAGTGACTTTGCGCTCATAGAGCTGGCGAACGAGCGCGGCGGCGCGCATGTCATAATGCTCTTTGAGTTGGCACTCTTGCGGCCATTTGGCACGATTGAGCGGTAAGCCGGGCGGGAGGTAGTCCGATTGCCCGGCCATACCTTAAGCCCTCATGTTTTTCTCTGAGTGAACGTAAAAACGGGGATCAACGCTTTTCAGCGTGAAGTGTGTAACGGGCATATCGTCATGCCGCTCAATGCCGACGAAATTAGACATACACAGCGCAAAGACTCGTTTCTGGAGTTGTTCCAGGGTAATTTTGATGTCCGGGTGATATTTTTTAATGGCAGACATAATCCCCTGATATGACAGGGTTTTGCCCTTCATAATCGCCACGAGGTGTTCCGCCGGCAGTTCGCTGGATTTTTGGGGTAATTGGGATTCAGTGGGATTCTCAATGGGTTTTATGGTATCCAGCAGCAGACGACAGCGGCTGGTAATACCTACCCTATAGCCCGTTTTTTTGTCGTAATTCTCTTTGCTTCCGGAAGTCCATACAGTTGCCGTTTCGCGGAGTTTTACGGTCTTCTCTCCACCTGAATAAATAACGGTTCCGGTATGCGTCTTACTGAAACACCGTGGGTTGGTTTCAACAGGTTTTGATTTTTTATTTTTTGGGGCCGCGCGAGCAGTTAATCCCGGAACAGGAACCGGACGCGGGCAAGGTACATAAACCGAACGACTGCGAGCCCTGGCACCTGCGTTCATCCGCCAGATGATTACGTTTGTCCAGTCACAGGCATCGTCAACTGTCGCTACTTTAGGATAAATTAAATCGGTCATTGGTCTTTCCTCATTGTATTTCACGCTGGTCAGGCGTTTTAAAATGCGTCGGTGTTGTACTTCTCTGCATACTTACGGTGCGTTTTTCTGGGTTTTGCGGCCTCCAGTTGAATCCGTGTTTTTTCTTTGCCGATGTGCTGATCGATCGGCAGAAAGTGTCCGTTTTTAAACTCCTGGTAAACTACGGTACCAGCAGCTGCAAAACGGCATTTACCGAGGATGACCTCAGCTACACCTGCAGCCGGGCTTTCGGGGTTATAAACTTCATCCCTGTACAGAAACAGAATGCTGTCAGCATCCTGCTCAATAGAGCCTGAATCACGCAGGTCTGACATTACCGGGCGGCGCTGTGCCGCCGGGCGCGCATCAACAGCGCGGGAGAGCTGACTCAGTGCAAAGGTTGGCGTGTGCAGGCGCATAGCCATCGTTTTAAGATTTCGGGAAATATGCGCTACAGCGAGATCGTTACGTTCCGCTTTTGGTTTTTTAATCAGGCCGAGATAGTCGACCATGATCATCGCCAGATGCGGGTGACGTCGTTTGTGCGTTTCGGCAATTGCGCGAATCTGTTCAACCGTAAGGTCGGTTGCATCGACAATCCAGATATCGCGATCCGTAAGCTCACCTATCGCAGCGGTTAATCGTGCCCAGTCCTCATCGTACATATCCTGAGGGTTACGCAGACGGGAAACAGACAGATTTCCGGCACCAGCCAGTGAGCGTTCAACAATCTGAGCAGCGGCCATTTCCATGCTGAAAATTAGCGCGCCTCCGCCTTTAGCGGTTACGCCTTCCACAACTGTAAGAGCAAATTCGGTTTTACCCATACCTGGTCGACCAGCAACGACAATCAGATCCTGCGGGTTAATACCTCCTGTAGCATTATCGAGATCTACAATCCCGGTCAGAAGGTTACGAGTGGATTCATCACCTTCCATGCGTTTCTGTACGGTGTCCATGTAGGCGGGCAACAGCTCGTTAATGTGTACCGGTTGGACGTCGCCGCTTTCAGCGGTCATATCCAGCAGTTGCGCCACAGCCTTTTCCACAACCTGATCACGTTGCTCCTGGTTTATAGCGTTACGTATACCTTCGGCACCATCCTGAAGGAGTTGTGCAATAGTGCGGCTTCGCCAGCCAGCAACCATTTTTTTGGCATATCCTTTCAAATTGGATGTCGAGGCAGGTTGCTTGCAGATATCAGCAAGGTTCGCAAGTGTGCCCTGACCACCAATGACCTCACTCAGGAACATCATGTCAATCAAGCCGCCACTCAGAGCCTGTTTTTTAATCTCGTTATAGACACGACGATAGTAACCGACGCTGAACGCTTCCTCAGGAACAGTAGCGATCACGTCAAAAGCATCAGGCGTGGCGCCACCGTTCATTAGCGCAGCGAGAACAAAACATTCCAGTTCCTGATGCGAATACATCAACTGCATCATAAAGCGCCCTCCCGGGTCTTACGTAATGTCTCCGGCTTCATCAGGTAATCAAAACCGGCTCGCCAGCCATTAGCGCCATAATAAAAATCAGGTGCTTCAGCGCGGAATTTTTCGAAGTATCCCAGGAACGCACCTGTAGTTTTATTTTTCATGTGAGCTGCCAGACGAATAATCATCCGACGGCGATCTGTATCCAGTTCAGCAGCAGGCAGTGTGTCAGCGAATATCTCGTTGTAGCCGTTCATGACGGCATCCGGATCAATATCAGCCTCCGTAGTGGCCCATGCTTCGGCATCTGCGAGATAACCATCAAAGCGATTTACACGGCAGATATTGGCTGGTTTAGGTAAGCCAGAACCACGGCGGCGCCATGTCGCCAGAACCCAACGAATAACTAATTGCAGCTCAGCCAGTGTGTATGCTTCCCGCGTTTGTGTCGGCGTAAGCATGAGAACGAACGGCTTAACATCACGGCAACGGGTACCGGTTTGTTCGTTGTAGAATTCCAGGGCTTTTTTAGCGTCAGCAAGGATCCATTCATCGCCCTCCCCCTTCTGGGGGTTAGGGGGATCATTAGGTTCATTGACTGGTTCAAAAGAGTGACTGGTTCTGGTGCCACCACATGGCATAGGGGGTGTGTTTTCTAACGGCATACCTGTGATTTTTGACGGCATAGGGGCTGTGCTTTTTGGTGGCACAGGGTTATCAAGATTCAGGTAATACACATTCGACGTATTTCCCTTACCATTGTTTATACCCATGCGGTTTTCTTTTGTTAAAACGCCCATGCCAATAAGCGCGTCAATGTGCGTACGAACAGCACTCCTGCTGCATTCACAATGATCAGCAATATGCTGATAAGATGGCCAGCATTCGCCATTATCATTGGCGTTATCAGCAAGTTTAATCAGCACCAGTTTACGAATTGGGTTTCCGGTTTTTATTGCCATCGCCCGGGCCATTAGGGTCATGCTCATAGTCAGATCCCCAGCAACTCAGCCAGTTCACGACAGGCTAATTCGTAGTCTTTCGGTGTGAGGAAAACGCACGTCTCGATCATATCAGCTTTACGCTGTTCGTATATTTCCCATTTTTTCGCGGCGAGGCGTTCTTCAAATATTCCCCGTACATCATGCGCACAGGATGGTTCGCCATTTAAACGCCAGCCGTTCCGCCAGGTGATGCGGTCTGTTGATGTCTGCATATTGGTCTTTCCTCGATACAAGTTAAACGCTGGTCAGGCGCTGTGTTTCCTGTATGGCTTGTAGTGCCTGTGCTATCCGCTGTGGTCGATCCCTGGCTTCAAGCAGCAATGCTATTATTGCGGCGGCGAAATCACGGATCGCAATGCAAATTAAGTGCTGAGCTGTCATTCCCAACTGTGCATATCGTTCCGCGGGGAGCGCCGCTTCCATAGCTTTGGCCAGCGCTTTAGTTTTGGTTCTCGCCGCTTTCGTCTCACCACGTAACCAGCGAAAAATCTGCTGTCGGTTATTGTTGATGGCCCGCCAGTCGGCATTGCCTTTTGAATCCTCCATCTGGTGAAGTTTTACAGAGCGGGTATTGCCCCCCATCCGAAACCACATACGGGAGATCTCGATGGCAACATGTTCCTGCCCGCGTTCCGCAGCCCACTTGAAGATTTCTCTTTTCAGTTCGTCGAGGTTTTCCACTTTGTCGCGTCTCCTGTCGCTGAAAATCTGATTACGCTTAATCAGATTTCGAATACGCCTCTTGTTAAGCTGCATCATCAGTCTTTGTAATGTTCTGGTATTCGCACGGATCATATACAAGCTGACCTGCGGTCATCAGAGCCAAACGCGCAGCTCTCTTTTCCGGGACATGTACTCCCCAACGAGAAACTGCGGGCTGAGATACGCCCAATGCTTTTGCCAATTTGGTCTTACTGCCAAAGTAATTTATTGCATCTTGAGTAAGCACATTCGCCTCCTAACGTTAACGTTTGTTTGGAAACTACAACTTAACATAAGGTAAGTCAAATTAATTTACATTAACCCTATGAAGAACATTGAACTGAATGACCGCATCCGTAGCAGAAGAACACAGCTCGATATGTCGCAGCAGAAACTTGCAGATGCTGTGAAGGTTTCACACGTCACTATATTTAAATGGGAAAGTGGTGAAACGCAGCCGCGAGGCAAGAATCTATTCACATTAAGTAAGGCCTTGAAATGTTCTCCCACATGGTTGCTTTATGGTGATGAAGACCAAACTCCATTACCTCCATCAGAGATCCCCGCAGAGTTAGATGAGCGTCAACAGAAACTGCTTGAGCTTTTCGATTCCCTTCCTGAATCAGAGAAAGACCGACATTTGACTGAATTGGAGCAAAAAGTTGATGACTTCAATGCTCTGTTCGAAGAACTATTAGCTGCCAGAAAAAAATCACAAAAAAAATAGTTATATTATTCAATTGGTTATTTTCTCACACCAACCGACTTAACTTTTTTTAAGCAAAAACCATTGACTGTTAACTTACCTTTAATTAAGCTCACCACCATCAACGACGCACTAACCACGCGGCAGTTGTTCAGAAAAACGTTCTGACAGTCTGGAAAGACAGGCACAAATTCGCGGGTCGCCGCCAGTACGATGACATGCGGGAAAGACCGCAACTGGATTCGATTCGTTGCAGTGGTGGAAGGTAAGAGCAATGGGCGCGTAACACCACACAAGCCCCCTGTCACGGCAGTGAACGCGGTTGAGCCGTCCGCCCGCGTAAAGAACGCCCCGTGAGGCTTAAAAACAGGCCGTATGATCCACGTTACGGATCATCAAATATCCATTGCTGTGTGTAGTCTTTGCCTCGTCTCAATGAGGGGCAATTTTTTACACAGCAACCAGTACCGAGGAAAGACCTGGCGGGTATGACCAGCCCTGACAGCCCGGAAAGACGGGCAACAGATGTAAAAAAACCCACCGAAGTGGGTTTCTTTACCCGGAACGGCGACCAAACCACTCCGGAGGTGGTACAGGGGACCAACCCTGCACCGAGGAAAGACCAACGACATGAGCCGCTGATCGGCTCGGATTATACACTAGTAAGGAGCCGCTATGGAAGCGCTTGCCATCCCAGTAAAGCTGTACATCCATTACAACGCCAACACTTTTTCTCCGGATAAATACATTGTCGCTACCTGTGACATGTCACGCACCTTTCCAGATCAATACGTCCTGCTGGAGACTCGCGATATATCCATCGATGTAAACCAGCCAGAACCTTTCGACATTATTGCTCTTCAGGTCGACCAGTTGCGTGGTCAGAAAGAGAAGATAGCAACGCTGGCAAAAGATCAGATAGCCCAGGTTGACGACAAAATACAGCAACTGCTGTGTATTGATCACTCTCCTGTCCAGGAAAGCGATATTCCGTTCTGAGGTAACCATGCAGACTGAAATTATCATCGACAAGGTAATGAGTGCTGGCTTGTCTGTACTCGAACATGAGAACAACGGCGATTTCGGAAATGGCGTTATGCATCTAACAATTGTCGGTGGTGTTCGCCGCGTTGAATTCTATCCAACAACCGGAACTGTGTACGCTAACGCCGTAAAAGGTAAGTACCCGGTTTTTAAGCAGAAGAAAGCAGGAATCAAAGTAGCTATCCGACTTGCAAAATCAGGCGCCTGACCAGCGCCAGTAACCAAAGAGGAAAGACCATGACAATTTACAACTGTCTGTTCGAGCCGAAGAAATCGGCTATTAAAGATGGTGCTGTTGCGCTGGCAATCAGCATCGAAGCACCAAATAAAAAAGTCGCTGAAAGTATCGTCATTGGCAAACTCTGGGAACACTACCCGGCAAACGGCGACAACTATTTTAAGCCCAAAATCTGGGAAGACTCGGAGGGTCAGCCTCGTCCGGAAGTTGGAAAATTTGATGAACAATTTGCTCAGACGAACACTTTCGACGGGGAAAAATGGATCGCCAACAAACCAGACACCAGCGTTCCAGGTTTACCAAGCAGTAATGAAATCATCGATCTGATGAAGCTACCAGCCCGGGAACGGTTCGCTGCCGTCCTCATGTTCAGCAATTCTCCCATAGATGGCGTGCTTTATTCTCAGGTTCTGGACTATCTCGATAATCTGGAAAATAACACTGAACCCTTTGATGATGACGATCGGATTAATTCAAATATCCTTCATGCTCTGCACAATAACGAACCCGTTCGTCATATGCATATTGAAGGGTTAAACAATCTGATTCAGGCCATCTTCGCTAAATTTGAAGACCAGACACCGGGCAAGGCTGCTATTTCTCAATTTATCAAACGCTGGCTGGAGAATCCGGGTAAGCGTGAAGAAATGGTACCAAGTAAGACATCTTCCCTTAACACCAGCGATAATATAGAGAGTCCTAAAGTGGCCCCTCTACGTGGTTATAAACACACTTACGCAACACTGGACCAGGAGATCGCCGTCGCCCTGCTGCCTATATCTCCTGACACACCAGTGCTTTCAGGAAATCTTCGCGATGCAGAAAAAATCATTGCAGAAGACCGGGAGGATTTTAAACGCTGGTCAATGGCCCTGCGTACCACTGAGAAGATCCTCAAATATGACCGACCGAGTATTTTTGGTGTTATACAGAACACGCCAGCCAAAGATATTTACCATTTCCCAGAGTCTCTGCGGCGCCATATTGATTCATGGCTGACTGAGCATGGTCAGTTCGAATGTCCTGAATCCGATGCGGAGAGGAGCGGTAAGCTGCTTGCGGCAGATCGTGGCGAATATGTCGAAGGCATCAGTGACCCTAACAATCCGAAATGGGTTAAAACCGATACACAACCACAGGTATCAAACCTCGGCAATGGAATGTTCTCCGTTGATAATCTGATGTCTGAAACCGCCTCAAATGAAGGTGAAAAAACGGAAGTGGCAGAACAGGAAACTGTTACAGAAGACCAGGCGGAGCAGGCTCGTGAAACGCTAAATAATATGGGTTACGGAGTATATGCGACCAGCCAGGACACAACTGACCAACAGAATGAAAATCTGAGCGATAAAGTAGAAAAAATTGTTCAGGATGCGGATCAGCTCGTCGATCGCGTTAAGCGTGAAGAACAGCTCCCTCAGGCGTCAGAACTGGTTAAGAGCATTAATGAAATGCAGGCTGGAGAAAGCGACAACCTAGAATTGTGGAAAGACGTGTTCAAAACAGACGAGCGTTTTACTACTGCGTTCTCTTTGAACGGAGGCGGAACCTCAATCAATGGTACCTACATGACCATGATCGCTACACGCGAATTTGGTCCAAAAGGTATCGGCTGGGGTGTCGATATTCTGGAAGAGCGCTTTGACAATGGCGCGCCAATTACTCGCACAGTCAAAGGCACTGACGGTAACAACACGTGGGAACTCATCCCCGACGGTGTCGGCGGCATCCTGACAGAAAAACATCACATTATCAAAATCAGACTTTGGTACATCCGCAACGGTGTACGCGGTGAGGAGATTTCTTTCGGGTGTACCCCATATATCTACAGCAGCAAACATGGCCTTATTTGTGATGGTGAAGCGACAAAAAAATCACTGACTGACGCAACCAAAAAAGCGCTGTCTGCGCTTGGTTTCTGCGCTGATATTTTCATGGGCCTGTACGACAACCAGGAGTATCGCCAGAAAAATAAAGCTGAATTCGCACTCAAAAACGCCAGCGAAAACGCGGAAGATGCAGCCCGCGTTCGTCAGGAACTGGACGACAAACTGACCCGAGTCGCAAACACCCTTGCATCAGCTGTGTCAGAGAACGAGATCAACAAGGTTTATTCTTCGATTGCCCGCGAAGCGGAAGTGCATCGCAAGGATGCAGAAGCGAAAGGTGATACACAGCACGCGCGTTACTTAGGTGGGCGTCTACGGCGGCTGACAACCATTAAAGATGAACGTATCGCCGAACTGAACAAAGCACAGGAGAAGGCAGAATGACTACTGCAATCGCGTTAGCTGCTGACTATACCAGTCTGTTGCAATTGCTGGAAAGCTCTGATGAGCTTACTCCAGAAATGATCGCCGATACGCTGGAATGCATTGAAGGTGAACTCGCTGATAAGCTGGATGCCATCATGGTAATTGCCCGCAATAATCTCGGTCATGCCAAAACCTGCGATGAAGAAATAAAGCGCCTGGCGGAACGTAAAAAGCATTTCGAAAATAAAGATAAAACATTACGTAAATATATTCTGTCGTGCCTGATGGCCGCTAATCTGGATAAGCTCAAGACGTCTAAAAATACCTTTTCCGCCAGAAAAGGTAGCATCAGTGTTGTCATCGATAACGAGAAGCTACTGCCAGACGAACTGGTTACTGTTCAGACGATTATCGCCCCGGACAAAAAAGCCATCAAAGAAGCGATCGAAGCTGCGGAAGCTGCCGCAGCGCAAATCACTGCTGACGGTGGAGAAGTACCTGCCGAACTGTTAAATCCGGTACCGGGCGCCCATCTTGTGATCGGCGAACGCTCACTACAGGTACGCTAACAATGCTGAAACTATCACTTAAACGCGGCGATGCCGTCCACGTCGTATTCGCGGACGGTAGTAACGGAATTATTGAAGCACGCAGCCGTTGTGAACTGGGTATGCACCTGCCAAAAAACGTAAAGGTTACGCGCGAGAAAGGCGCATTCCTCCCCGAAAACCTGATTAAGCGTAATCAGAAATAAACCGCCACCACCGCTAGCATTGTGGTCTCACTATTTACAGGAGACCGCAATGCTGCGATGGCAACCCGGAGCTACCTTACTCACAGATTTCGATATAAAGATTGGCCGGTTATCGGCAAGCGTACGAAAGAAGACACTAACCCAGTCAGACATCGAACGCGCCTGCAGTGATGCTGACGACGCTGTGTACCGGATGATGAGGAAAGACCAACATGACCAGAGAAAACGATCTGCTAACAGACGCTGAACTTATTGAATTTACCGGTTATCAGAAACCATCCAAACAACGGGAAATACTGGACCGTGGCGGCGTTTCTTACATTCCCGATCGGGAGGGGCGCCCCATGGTAACCTGGACTCATATCAACGCTGTACTGAACGGACAGATCACCGTGCAGCAAGCTACAGAAACAAAACCCGATTTCGGAGCAATTTAAATGGGGCGCAGAAGAAAAGATCTGGGCGATGTCAAGCTCCCCCCGCGCGTATCAAAAACCAGAACCCGTTACTACTACAAACCCACGTCGCGGGAAACTGTGACACTGGGGCCAATCACTCTCACTATGTCGGCATTATGGAAACGGTACGAGGAAGAACGGCGCAATTACTCAGATGTAATGACGTTCGAAAAGCTCTGGAAGATGTTTCTTAAAAGCGCCTACTACACCGAGCTTGCAATACGAACCCAGCGGGATTATTTGCAACATCAGAAAAAATTGCTTGCCGTGTTTGGTAAAGTTAAAGCTGATGTAATAAAGCCAGAAGATGTGCGTCAGTTTATGGATCGTCGTGGACTGCAAAGTAAAAACCAGGCCAACCAGGAAATGAGCAGCATGTCACGTGTTTACCGCTGGGGGTATGAACGCGGTTACGTTAAGGGAAATCCGTGTGCCGGCGTCAGTAAATTCTCTCTCAAGGCTCGCGAGCAATACATCACTGACGAAGACTACCTGGCTATTTATAAGCATGCTGATCACGTTGTCAGGGCTGCAATGGAAATTTCTTACCTGTGCGCCGCCAGGCAAGCTGACGTACTCGCTCTGCGCTGGATGCAAGTTTCTGATAAGGGGATTTTTATCCAGCAAGGAAAGACCGGAAAAAAACAGATTAAGGTCTGGACACCTCGCCTTCAGCAAGCGCTGAAAACAGCACAGACAGAATGTCCAAAACTGTCACCTGACGCGCTGGTTCTCTACAACAACGATCGTGGTCAGTTCATCCGCAAGACGTTCAATAATCGCTGGTTAAAAGCTGTACGCGCCGCACAAAGTGAACTGGGCCGACAACTGGATTACACATTCCACGATATCAAGGCAAAAGCTATTTCAGATTTTGAGGGTAGTAGCAGGGATAAGCAGATTTTCAGCGGCCACAAAACAGAAAGCCAGGTGCTTATCTACGACAGGAAGGTACAAATCAGCCCGACACTGGATCGTCCGGTTATTGGGGAAAAGTGA